GGAGTATTTAGCCATCCAGCGGGAGGCAGCCTTGAAGTCACCTGGACACTCGCAAAGGCCAAACTCATTGGTATTGCAAACAAGGATAACTGGCGCAATTATCCCAGGGCAATGTTGCGTGCTAGGTGCGTCTCTGAGGGTATCAGATCGGTCTATCCAGGCTGCGTTGTCGGTGTCTACACGCCTGAAGAAGTACAGGATTTCACACCTTCCAGACAAGAGCAGTCTGCTGTACCACCGACTCCAGTTGAGGTCATTAAAGAAGTGGTACAAGAACAGCAAGACGCAGAATGGCCTCTATTCGTCCCGAACTTAGAAGAAGCACACAGTGCCTGGCACACACCAGAAGAGTGGATAGAGGCTTATAAAGGCCTTGTAGAGCGTATTAACAGCAGTGCCAAACTGAAGGTACAGGAAAAGACTGACAAGATCATGTCTCTTCATGTAGTGAATCAGATGGTGGTAGACAAGTTCAGCAGCCACCAACGCATCCTACTCAGAAGTGCTATCTCCCAGGCTGGTGTAGACCCAGCAACTCACATTCCCACAAACGCAGAAACTATAGATATTTAAGGAGAAGACAATGCCATACGATAAGAAAATAAACGTAGGAGGTTATCCAGAACAACATGGCAAAGGTGTCATGTACTGGAATGAAGTCTCTGACCGTAAACACGAAATGTCACCAGACTACTCTGGTTACGTCCTCCTAGAGATGGACTATAAACGTGGGGAGAAACTCTATTTGGGTGCATGGAAGAAAGATACCTCCAGAGGTAACACACTACTCAGCATTAAAGAAGACAACTGGTTGAAAAAGAAACGTCTGCAAGAACAAGGCGTGAAGATGCAAGACCGTGAGGTGACTCCTGGTTACGCTAAAAAGGCTGCAGCAGCTGATGATGACGTGCCATTCTAGGAGTAAATTATGGAAAAAGAAACATTAAACAAAGACCCCTGGATTCACCGTTCAGAATCTATGAAATGCAAAACTTGTATTTGGTTTGTTAGAAAAGTTGCCTATTCCGTCTCAACTGACCAAAAAGAAGTTGGGCGTTGTAGAAGACATTCTCCAACAATGGGAGGCTATCCAGTTGTCTTTATAACCGATTGGTGCGGTGACCATAGGCTTGATGAAAACAAAATCTGATGGCAACTAAGAAGATTTCACCAACTCAGAGGTCATTGGCCTACTTGCGGGAAGAGGGTTACCTAGTCAGCATTGTTGAACACTGGAATCCATTTGCACGCATTAGACAGGACCTCTGGGGGTGGTGCGATCTGTTAGCCATTAAAGAGAATGAGGTACTGGCGGTGCAAGTGACTGCCAGTGCAGTGTCCACAAGAATCAAGAAGATACAAGAAAGTGAGACCATCTCATGGGTGAGGAAAGCCAACATCAAGATACACGTCCACGGGTGGAGAAAGTCTTTGAAGACGGGCAAATATGTGCTGAGAATAGAAGACATCTCGTGAGGTTCATCAACATGAGTCTGCAAGAACTGTGGACACTAGCCTACTCAGAAGGGTTCAAAGACGGACAAAAAGAGGGACGTTAGCTCAGATGGTAGAGCAGCGGACTTTTAATCCGTTTGTCGTGGGTTCGATCCCCGCACGTCCCACCAACACAGCAGTGGATGCGAACTCCAGGGCAATCCTGGGAGTTAGGACGGGAGCTGGCATACCCCCGTAATCCACAGTATGCCTTTTCCTAACTAAGAAAGGTTAAACATGACTAAAGAAGCATTACAAATTGCATTAAATGCGTTGACTGATTTTGACTACGACAAACGCATCAAGGCTATTGAAATTATTAAAGAAGCACTAGAAACAAAAGATGCGCCTGTGGCGTGGGAGCAATTCCACGAACACATGGCGGGGCCAAATTATGTTGCACCACAACGCACATGGGTAGGTCTGACGGATGAGGAGATCGACAAGACACACGAAACACAAGTTTGGGATGCGCGGCGAAGCTATGCCCGAGCCATTGAAGCCAAACTGAAGGAGAAGAACACATGACTAAAGACGAAGCCCTACGCTTGGCGCTGGATGCTATGGAAGATTGTCAACTTTCAAAAACAAATGCGGCAATTCAAGCCTGCGAAGAAGCACTGGCACAACCAGAGCCTGTGGGTTGGGCCTTTCTTGATGTGGAATACGGTCACATCACTTGGACGACAAAACGACCAGACGATGAAATTCATACGATTCCCATGTATGTTGGCCCGCAGACATCCGACCCTGAAATTCCGGAGGGATGGGAGCGAAGAACAGTCGTTGGTTTTGACGCACTTGTTGAGGCACTTGATTACGCCGAGCGCAAGGGTTTCATGCCTGATTACATAACGAGCGCGTGGGAGGGGTTTAATTACCTTTCTGCTGAAAAGCACACCCCACCCACAACACAACACACATGGGTAGGACTGACAGAAGAAGATTTAAAACCAATATGTGATGAATGGCGAATTGTGTATGGAGCGTGGATGGATGACTTTGCTAGAGACATTGAATCTAAACTAAAGGAGAAAAATCATGGCAACTCGTAAGAAAAAAGAAGTGACAGAAGTGAAAGCAGAGAAGAAAGAGAAGAAGATCAACGTGTTCGTAGCCACCCCCATGTACGGTGGTATGTGTACAGGTTACTTCACCCAGTCCCTAATTACTCTAGGCCACGCACTGCAGCAGAACGGTATTAGCATGGGGTTCTCTGCCATGTTTAACGAAAGCCTCATACAGCGTGGTAGGAACGCTCTAGCGCATACTTTCATGACCAACAAGCAGTACACACACTTGATGTTTATAGACGCAGACATCAAGTTTCACCCAGGTGACATTGTGAAGATGATCAAGTCTGACAAGGACATCATCTGTGGCATTTACCCTAAGAAGGAGATTAACTGGGCTGGGGTCGCACAAGCAGCTGCAGAAGGCGTACCCGTAGACCAGTGGAAGAACCGTACAGGGTCTCTAGTGATCAACCTCAAAGACTATCAAGGGTCAGTGACTGTGCCTGTGGATAAGCCTGTGGAAATCTTTAATGGCGGTACTGGGTTCATGTTGATCAAGAGAAGGACTTTTGAACGCATGAAGAAAGTGGTCAACAAGTACAAGAATGACGTAGGCTTTATAGGCCAAGGCGTAGAACAGCAAGAGTGGATCACAGAATACTTTGCCTGTGCTATTGAACCAGGCACAGAGAGACTGCTGTCCGAGGACTATTTCTTCTGCTGGAAGGCTAGAGAGGCTGGTCTGAAGGTATGGGCAGCACCGTGGGCGCAGCTGGGGCACTTTGGCACATACCTCTTTGAGGGTGGCCTATTACCCGCTCCTTAATGCTTTTTAGCGGTTCTAGCAGCCGCTTTAAAGGCTGCCCTAGTAGGGTAGCCAGCCTGTCCTGGTTTCTTGGCTGGTAACCCCGCTTTGCGTCTCTTATTGATGTTGTAGTACAAACCACGTTTTGCTTTTGGTGTTTTCATCTGCATCCCCACCTCCTACGGGCAGCACGCCCTCTTTCTCCTGTCCAACTAGAACTGCGAGCACAAAATGATTTATGTCTTGGTCCTGACTTTTGGGGTGCTTTTAGCTTTGAGCCTGTTGCTTTGTTGTACTTTGCTCGTCCTTTGGCTGTCAAGCCTCCCCCTTTGGACACTGGGAGTTTCTCTCCTCGTCCTACTGATAGTGATGGACCTTGTTTCCTAGTCATTTTGGTTTGTACCCCACTATTGAACGTATCTGATTGAGATAGTCTTGTTGTTGAGGACTGAGCACTCTTGTAGCAAAGTCTTGAGGCCATTGTTGAAACGCATATCCACGCATATAAGCGGGTATGCGGTTCATTTCTACATATGTCTCAAATGGCGTTGGTTTGCCATCTTCTGTAGGTTGTTCTTCTTGATAGTCCTGGCGCAATCTGGTTTGCATCTCAGGAGTTTGAAAGGTTTGTGCAAACTGTTGATACAAAGGTGCAATACGGGGGTCATCAAACCTGGCAACATGACTCACATATTCAGCCAACAAATCAGCTGGGCTAACCTTAGGGTTGTAGACTTCAATGGCTGCTTGTCTACCTTTTGCCCAGTCTGGTATGTCTTCTGCTCTGTAGGTTTCTGACTGATAGCTAGGGTCTGCTGCAGCCTGGGGCGCAAAGCGGTAGGCAATGTCTTTGTCTGCCAGGTAAGGAAATTGTTTCTGTGCAGTCTCAAATATACCCGCACCTTGTTGCTGGGCAATCGTATCCAGTATTGGTGGTGTATCCGACATGGCTTGTAAGACTTCTGAGTTATCAGGCATACAATCTTGTACCTTGTTTGTCGATAATTAACTTTTGTAGTCTAGGTTTGTCATTAGGACTATTAGGCACAGATATATGAGTCCAACGGTCAAACTCACGAATAATTTGGTCATACTGTAGCTCACTGTTGATAATGGCTTGAACAACCTGGTCTGGTGTCATACCAGGAACTCTTATATCTGCTGCACATCCTAGTCTGTGTTGGCTAGTGTCTTTACTGCCCACCGCATCATTCACGGCTTTTGACCGAAACGCGCTGTTGACCATGATAGGCTTGTCATAGAGTACGTATTTAACTTGTTCTAAGAATTCTGCAAGACGCATAAGATTGGCTTTCTCATACTCACTAGGGGTGTTATCCAGCTCTCTGTGGTCAGTATAAGTCAGCTCTTCTAGCGTGAAGTGTTCTGTGAGTAATGTCATTTTGCGGGTGTACTCTGATGAAGTAATGCATCTTTGTTCTGGCTAGATGCAGATGAGCCAAAATAGAAACTAATCACTCCAGTCCAGGCAGTACCTAAACTACCCAGCAACAACATGAGTGCATCACTGCTGGTGACCTTACCCGACATCATGCCCACCAAGATGCCAAAAAAGCCCACAGTGATGATAATTGCCAAGAGTGGGGGTATCCATGACCGTGTGGTTGTTTGCATCTCACGGGCTGATTTACGGTCTTGTACCGCCAGTTCTTCAAAGTTCAAGCCCATCTCTTGAGCTTTTAACTTGAGCTGTACCTCTGCAGCCTGAATCTGGGCTATCTGATCAGCAGTCAGTTTGCCAGAGTTGATGGTGTCCTGTACCTGATTAGGGTCAACACCAATAGCCTTAGAGACCGCCTCAACTGCCAGGCCAGCAAGTGGACCTCCTAGTGCAGATGCAATCGTGGGTGCAATACTTTCAATCCAACTCATCTGTGAACTCCATTCTTACTGTTTTCGTAGTCAACATGAATAGCATACATGAGGGCAGAGAAGACGGTCAAGAGGACAAAGCAGCCAGCCAATAACGCTCCACGAACTTGCCATTTGTCGATAAACTGCCGTCTCTTTCTGGCAGCCTCCTCAAGGGCTTTTTTTGTTCACGCTCTACTTTCTCTCTCTCTTTGCGGACAATCTCCCGCATCTCTACAAACTTACTCCAGAGACCAGGCATACCTATTTGATAGATGATCATCTCTCTAAGATCGGTCTCCATCTGCTCCAGCTGTTGCTGGCGTAGAATGCGGTTCATGGCCTCCTCGTTGATAGACATACCTTTGCTTAGAGGCTTCTTCTTTGCCTCCTTCTCGGCCTCTTTAAACGATTCCTGGTGGGTAAAGAACGCACCTAAGTTCTTACCAATGTCACCCACAATGTCGGACACGTCTTTACCGTCCTTTTTAAAGTCCTGGTAAAGATCAATACACTCTCGAAT